AGTGCAAACATTAATGAGGGGGAATCAATACTGCGAGTGCTGAAAAATTGCTTCGATTCGATTCAGTTCCCGGAAACTTACTACATCAATTCGTGTGTGAATTATTACGCACAATTCCAAACTACAACCGATTCACACATTAGGAATAGTTATATCCTGCCAAATGTATGGATGAATAATGACTACTCATTTAAGAGTTGCTATGAGGTACTTGAAACCATTGCAACGTCATACGGAGCGCAAATATTCCAATCGGGCGGTGAGTGGTGGATGGCTTCCGTTAATGAAAGGGCAGGTGATACATTGAGGGTGTTCCGTACAGATAGTTCTATTGCATCCGATACCTTGTTATCGGTAAACATTAACCGTACATACAAGCCGTGGATAAATGATACTATAACACCATTCTACTTCATTAACAATGACCAAAACAAGACAATCTCAAAGGGCTTTCAGTCCATTGTATTAACGGGCGATATTGAGTATTCGGGCAATACTATAATGAATGGCAATATGTCAATCATTACAAGTGGTGTGCCTGACTTCTTTACCCGTACAATCGGTTCCGGTGGTAGTTTCGTAATGAATAGCAATAGCGGTATCGCAGGTGCTACATTAATATCGGGAACGGGTAATACTGACCTGCAAGCAGATTCATGCGGTGATGTTGGAACGGGGGATATACTTGAAGTAGGGTATCAGATTAAAGCAGCCGTAACGGGTAAAATGCTCGTTGAAATTAAGTTAGACACAGGTTCCACGGTGTACTATTATCAAAAGACCGTATCTGGTACTGCATGGAGTACATCCGCATTTTATGAGGATGATGTGAACACTACCAACATGGAAACGAAAACCATTACAACGCTTCCATGTCCGGCTAATGGCTTTCTCACCATAAAATTCAGAGTATCAAATGGCGGCATCAATGAGGCATTTATAGCCAACATCAAAAAAACTGCAAGACCTTCGCTGACTGAAAAAAGGATAGTAAATAACAATACTTCATCCAATCAGTATAAAAAAGAGGCAAGTACTAAAATAGGGTTACCGTTCCCGAAAAATAGCACCACACAGGCGCAAACACTTCTTAACCTTAATTTAGGCGGTTCTGCATTGGAGAACTTCCAAAGGTTTGGCGGTAGTGATACCTATGCGACATTAGGTAACCTTCTTTATTCGCAGTTATTTAACATCCTTTCATTGCCACAGGTGAACATGGCATTTAACTCATACAACCTATTTAATCAATCGGGTAACTACATCATAGGGTTACTGCATAATTTTGGGGTACAGGATCCTTCAAGTTTGGTGAACGTGAACTCTGCAAGGTTTGTAATGAGTACCTGCACCATTGATTACATTAACAATACTTTGTCGGGTACGGCTATGCAGGTATCAAATGCGGTGCTGACTTATACGCAAATAGATACACCAACGGCAACACCAACTGCAACCTGTAAGCAATACACTAACTTAACAGGTTCTAACTGGACTGGTTCGTATATCCGGTGTGATGGAATTGCGTTTGGTCCCGTAACTTTGCTGCCGGGAGCATCTGTATGTGCAAGGATATACACTCCGATAACTATTAGCGGCTCAAATTTAACAATGGGAATAGATTGCGTATGACACCAGTAACCGGACAAAAACTCAACCTTTACAGGTACAATTCGATAGCAATGACAGACAATATCATTGCGTGTGCAAGGACTTGCACCTTTTCGGTGGAGGTGGATGCGATGGAAACTACCAATATCAGTAGTGCCTGGTTCAGAGAATCCCGGCCCGATGTCGCTTCATGGTCGATACAAGCGGATGGACTTGTTGTGTTAGATGACTATTCCTACCTATTTATGCTCAATAGCCAACTGAATCGGGAGCTGGTATCATTGAAATTCGTTATTGATAATGGTACTGCAGGTGGTTTGGTGATAGTATCAGGGTTGGCATGGTTGCAATCCTTTACCATTACGGGGGCAAATAAGGACATCGCAACTTATCAGGTATCTTATCAAGGTACGGGGGTTTATAGTTTAGCAGGAACCACCGTAACGCCAACGGGCATCGTTATACAAGGTACAACTACACAGGTGCTGCAATATACTGCCGGTGGTGGTGAAACTTCGATAGCTATACCGGGTGGGGCAGGTAAAACAATGATATACGGCTCACGGGGTGGTACATCGTTTGAAACAATTGCTTATAGCGGTTCACCGGGTACAGGTGTAGTGTGGACTGTGGGTAGTGGTACGCTGACCGTTGATTCGGGTGTGCCTTTCTTCGCAGGTGAGAAAATTATAATTTTAGTTCAATAAATACATATGAGAAAGTTTTTAACAATCTGTGCAATACTTTTATCCCTATCCGCATCCGCACAATGGCAGCAAACAGGTAGTAAAGTACGTTACGTTAATGGTATCGGTATTCCTACTAAGGATACGGCCGCTGGGGTGAGTGCTGATAGTTCACAGATACTGATTAGACCTGCTGATAGTTCGTTGTATGTGAAGTATAAGAGGACTTGGCAGAAAGTAGGTGGTGGTGGAGGTGGAACGGTTACGGGTAGTGGTACAACTAACTATGTGCCTAAATTCACTTCATCTACTGCTATAGGTAACTCACAGATATTTGATAATGGAACACAAATAGGGTTCGGAACTGCTACACCAGGAGCAAATTACCATTTTAGGTCAAGTGATGCTGAATTAAGATTAGAAAGTACAACATCTGTAGATGGATTTATAAGATTTGTAAACACATCTGGTAGTATGTCAATAGGCATGGCAGGTAGTGCATCTAACACACTATTAACCTATGATAGAATTAACAATCATATAGCATCTGAATATCTTGGTGGTGGCAGTGGGTATCATGCATGGCATACAAATAATACTGAAAAAGCAAGGATAATAGCATCCGGTAATTTTGGTATAGGTTACACCGCACCTGCTGCTAAACTATCAGTTAATGGCACAACCCTAATCAACACCAACACAGATAACGGAGTAGATGCTTTGCAGGTGAGTGGTAGTGCCATTGCAACCGTATTAAAGGCAACAGGGACAGGTAATAACCTTGCAATACTAAATGGTACAGGTACAACAAACGCATACATAGATTTCCAAAATGCAGGCACAACTCAATGGAGGGCCGGCAATGATTACAACGGGGGGAATAGATTATTTAGAATTAATGATGTAGCAGGTAGTGTTAACACTATGCTTGTTAATAGTTCAAATCAAATAGGCTTTAATATGCCTACTACTTCTTTTTTGGGTGCTAATAGTGCTATGGAATTTCATAAAGCAGGTACACAATATATTCATAGACATTTTACTTATTCAAGTTCTGGTTTAGGTGTGCAATGGATAGGCTATAGCACAAGGTCAAATACTCCGGGTAGTTTTTCTGCAACTCAAATTAACGATCCAATAATTGGATTTTCCGCATACGGTTCAAGCAATTCTGCGCATGTTTTTGGTGCTGATTTTTTTTACACTCAAAAAGGGGCAACATCAACCTATATCCCAGGTGCTTGGGAGTTTCAAGCAAGTTCAGGAAGTGTTGCAAATCAAACAAGATTTTACGTTCATGGCGCAGATGATAATATTCAGTTTTGGACTACATCAACCGAAAGGATGCGTGTAGCAACATCAGGTAGAGTGTTATTAAATACCACTACCGATAACGGGGTTGATGAATTACAAGTAAACGGCTCAATCTCTGGCATCGGGTTCAAACAGGCATACGTTACCAAAACAGGCGCATACACCGCTACTAATGATGACTACGTTATTGATTGTACTTCCGGTACTTTCACCGTAACGCTTCCGGCATCATCTGGTCGCACAGGTAGAATACTGATAATAAAGAATAGCGGTGCAGGTACGATAACCGTTGATGGTAACGCATCCGAAACTATTGATGGCGCAACTACTTATTCACTATCCGTACAATATGCCACCGTACAAATAATGTCAGATGGCACTAACTGGAAAATAATATCTAAATTCTAATACTATGCTCACCGCAATCGCAACCGCAATCACATTATCAGTAACCGCACCCGTACAGGTGCAAGTACAACAAGCAGACACTATACCTGCTGCCATACAAGTCAAACCTGTAGAGTTTAACAAACTGACAAAGGACACTATAACGCAAATAACGTGGGTAGTGTTTGGACTTGGCAGAGATACCGCACAGGGTTGCAATTCCTATGTAGTCGCATATGACCGCAAGGGGAAGAAGGTTACAGATGGCAACGTGCCTATACCTGCACACATCGTGCAGCAATGGGGAACGGATAACACACTCATAGATGATTTTATTCTCAACTTTTATAAACTGGTAAAGCGTTAGCAATGGAACACCAAACAAATGATGCAGGAATAAATGGACTGCTTGTAACTATTTTTTTATGGGTATTCAGCCATTTGACCGCATCGGATTTGGCAACTTACTGCACCATTGCAAGCGCATTAGTAACAATATTCGTAAACATAAATAAGTACAGAAATGGGAAAGACAAACATTAGTCTTACAAACGTAAACAAGCCGGCACCTAAATGGTACCGCAAATCAAAAAGGGTTATCGGGTTATTATCCGGCCCTACCGTTATTGCAGTATTTCAGATATTCAAACTAAACGACCATCAAATGGCAAGCGTAGCAACTATTATTGCTTTCCTGCCAACACTATTGGAGGTATTCTCCGCAATATTAGCAAATGGTGAAAACTATGCAATCGTACCAGATGA